GTAAACATCACCGTCAAAATCGCCAATGGAGACGAAAAGCTGGTAGATTGACAGGCATTGACTGTGCAGAAGTGAGCAAAAACCCAGTGATTGCAATGGTTTGAAGGCTGTCTACTGCGATAGACCACATTGAACAAAATCAATATTTTCCTCAATTGGTCGTCGTCGGCCCGGCTCCAGGGCGTCAATTCGGTATAGCGGGGCCGTGGGGCGTGCTGGGCGGCTGCGGGAGGCCCCGAAGGTATCAGGCATGATCGGGCATGTGATGGGGTAGCGGAAAAATGGCGGCAGGGTCAGCGGCCAGCCTGTAGGGATATATACACACGCGTTTAAAACTCACTTACGTAGGATTGACAATGATGGACGGCAACCAACACATGGTTCTTGATAATTACTATACAAACTTAGGAGGACGATTCATGAGTAAAACGCTTGATATTTCAGAGGTAAAAGGCGCGAGGGCAAATATCTCAGACCTCAAGGTTTGTGGCGATGGCGATACATTCAGGCTGTTGTGTAAAGCCAGTTCAAACGACGAGGGATGGATGAAGTCTACCAAGGTGTGCAATTGCCCGCATGGGTGTGTTATGCAGGTCACGACGCAACAGCGCAACCCGGATGGCTCATACTCTGTGGCGGAAGCGCTGACTTACATTCCGGGCACGCATATCGACACCGCATCAGAACCGAGGCGCTTGGTAGATTTACTGTGAACGCTGTTATCATCGTAGACTTGACGCTCCTACTTATTCTGCTGTTGACAGACTGGAGCAGGCCAAGACCATTTAGACCGGCCTAGTCTCCTACCCTACCGGAAAAATGGGGTACGGGTTGCTTGAAAAGGGACGTTGCGAAAAATATTACGGGGTGACTGATTGGATTGGAAGTCAGAGGTCAGGCGGTTAAGAGAGAACGGCGCTTCGCTTTCTGAGATTGCCCGGGAAATAAAACATCTGTTTCCGGGATGCACGGAACATCAGGTGTGGGAGAAAGTACACAGCGCTACGAGAAAGAGGATACGAATGAGCGAAAAGCCTGTCGGTGTGATACCTGACATGCACATTCCGTTCCACCATCCGAATTTCATTCAATTTTGCGCGGACACATTCAAGCGGTACGGCGTAGGGCGGATAGTCAGCACGGGCGATTTGGTTGACTTCCACGCGATCAGCAGACACCAAACAGAGACGTGCGCAAAGTCGCCTATCGACGAGCTGGAGATGACGATAGAGGGTGTGCGAGAGGTCGCGGAAGAGTTCCCTGACGTTGACATGGTCCCCGGTAATCACGATTGGATTTACATACGGCAGGCGGCGACACTTGGCATAGACGAACGGTTTTTGAAATCCTTTTCGGAGCTGTTTCGACTTCCGAAGGGCTGGCGGATACACAACGACGAGTTTATCCACGGCAACGTTTTGTACAAGCACGGCATTAACTGTCTTGGGAAGAACGGGGCGCTGAACGCGGCGATACAAGAGCGCATGAGCACGGTCATTGGACACAGCCATTCGTTTGGCGGCTGTCAGTATTCAGCGAACGCCCGCAACATCATCTTTGGGATGAACGTTGGCTGCGGGATAGACATACGGGCCTATGCGTTTGCGTATGGCAAGCACATGAAATATCGACCGACGCTTGGGTGTGGCGTCGTGTTCAACGAGTCGAGCGCAATATTCGTCCCGATGGGGCAAGAGTATTTCAGGAATTAACATCGCGGAGTGGTAGCAGATGGCAGCTCGTCGGCCTCATAAGCCGAAGGTCACGGGTTCAAGTCCCGTCTCCGCAACCACGGGCACAGCCCGCCTTGACAATCCTCCTCCATCATCACGCCTCGCCCCACTTGCCGACGCCGTGGCCCCTCCCACCACGGCGCGGGGCGTAGGCGGAACACAAAACAAACGAGGTGCAACAATGAAAACAGTAACTACGAAAGAGTTTACATACGACCAGTGCGGTCGAGTGCTTAAAGAGGTTGAAACGGTCGTCGAGTTACCGGACAATGAACACCTAACGCATTCCCCATACCAGTATCCATGCACGTATCCGTACTATCCCACATGGTCAGACCACGCCGTAATATGCGGTCCGGTCGGTTCTGTTTGCATATGAAGCAAGCGCCCGAAAGCCCATATCGCAACGTTATCATCGACAACGAAATCCGCGTGGACATTACGCCTTTGCTGGAGGGCGACCGGTTGATACTGGCAATGAGCAAGGGCAAAATCAAGATCATGCGTGAGACGTGCAAGATCGTCGGGGAGATTGAACTTTGATGCTATAGGCGAGAGCCTTTAACATACCGCAGAATAGTCGCATTAAATTGTCTTAATAAACGCCATGCGGATAAGGCTTTACTGGACGCGTTTCCGAATGAGTCCACACGGTCGGTTGCGGCACCAAAGTACACGGGGGCAAGCCGATGAATCCGCAATATACTCTTGTAGCTCAGTCGGTAGAGCGTCCGGCTGTTAATCGGAAAGTCGCAGGTTCGAATCCTGCCGAGAGTGCCAATCGTTGTGGGTGTGCGAGATACCAAAACCCTCACGACGATACCATGTTGCAACGGATGGCCTCCGTTAACTTGGCGGTAATGAAGGTAAAACCGTTCCATGTGAGTTGATGACAACCCCGTTTGCGGTGAGGGCGATTAAACCGCATTATTCACAAATAACACGCAGTTGTCACAATCGGGTGATGGCAAGGACTAAACGGGGTCAGCTTATTAGCTGGCCTTTTCTTTTTGGAGAAACACTGTGGCGAGACGTCGAGGACTACAGGGAAATAGCGGCGGCGGGAAATGCAACATTGAAGTTGACCTTGGCGACCTGTTCCCGAAGCAAAAAGAGTTTTGCTTGAGCCGCACGCTGTACACAGCTTACGGCGGGGCAAGGGGTGGCGGAAAAACGCACGCCGTCCGATGGAAAGCCGTTATGGGCGCACTAAGATACGACGGCATACGCATCCTGATTATCCGTCGCACTTATCCCGAATTGCAGCAGAACCACATCGAGCCAATTATCAAGATGGTTCCGCAGCAAGTTGCATCGTATAACGGCACATTGCACAGCATGTATTTTGCAAACGGTTCCGTGATTAAGTTCGGGCACTACCAAGGCGTAGCAGCTGAGACGGAATACCAGGGGCAGGAATACGATTGGATTTTCATTGACGAAGCGACGCAGTTCACCGAGCGCGAGTTTCGGTTTCTTGGCGGCTTGCTCCGTGGCGTAAACGACATTCCGAAGCGGTTTTATCTGACGTGCAATCCGGGCGGCGTAGGCCATCAATGGGTGAAGCGCCTTTTCATAGACAAGAAGTACAAGACAGATTGCCTTGACCCGCGAGAGAACGAAAACCCGAAGGACTACAACTACATTTTCGCGTCCGTGTACGACAACGAGCCGCTTTTAAAAAGCTCCCCGGCTTATATCCAGATGCTGTCGTCCTTGCCAGAAAACATTCGACGCGCACACCGCGACGGCGATTGGGACGCACTGGCTGGCACGCATTTTAGTGAAATTGACGACGCGACGCATATTGTCAGTCCGTTCCAGATACCCGACCACTGGATACGCTACAGGGCGTTCGACTACGGTCTTGACATGCTGGCTGTGGGATGGTTTGCGCAGGACGAAGCTGGACGCAGTTACATGTACCGCGAATTAAAGATGCCGAACCTTAACGTCGCGCAGGCCGCAAAGCAGATAATCAATTGCACTCTGCCGGACGAGCGCATTGCAATCACGTTTGCGCCGCCCGACATGTGGAGCAGGCAAAAAGATACCGGCAAGACGATGGCGGAGTTGTTCTTTACAAACGGCGTGCCGATTCTCAGGGCTGACAACAACCGCGTCCAAGGGTGGCTGCAAGTCCATGACGCGCTTATGGTGCGCGACGACGGGATGCCGATGCTCATGTTTTTCGACAACTGCACGGAAACCGTCGAGGACTTGAAAAACATCCAGACCGACGACAAGAATCCGAACGACTGCGCCAAGGAACCGCACGAAATCACGCACGCACCGGATATGGTCAGGTACTACTGCATATCCCGAACGCTGAAAACCGACCCGCAGAGCGTCACCAGCGGCGCACCGGCGCAGACAATCTACGACGACGAGGACGAGGACGACTACAACGAGCATATGACAGGCGGCACGCCTAGCCGCTCGTACATGGCATATTAGGAGGATTTATGGTTTCGGTCGTGCTACTGCTTAAAATACTGGCGTTTGCCGTTTTGTTTGCCGCCTCCGTGTATCTGTACATCAAATGTCGGACGCTGAATGCGCGTTTAGAGAGTTTCAAAGAGCATGTGACAGAGCGGATTACGGCTGTGGCGCTTGAAGTCCACGACTTAAAGGCGCTGGACGCGCCCGACGAGGCCGACCCCGAACTTGCTGAGTCCCGACGCAAGAAAGCGGAGGCTGAACGCAGATTCAATGAGGCTTTTGCCTCCATCATGAGTTATGACATTGATGCCGCACGCGGAAAGAAGGGCGAACTGTGAGCAAAAAGATACCGGACGCTCAAAGCGTTTGGAAAGAGTACGACAAGGGGCTGAAATACAACGCGCAGCTTGGGTTAGAGGAAACGGTAAAGCTCAATGAGAACTTTTTCATTGGAAATCAGTGGGAGGGCGTGACCTCCAACGGCTTGCCCACACCTCAGTACAACTTTTTAAAGCGCGTCGTGCTGTTCACGGTTGCGGGCATCACGTCCGACAATCTGAGGATGCAGGCAACGCCTGTCGGTAACTGCTTGAACGCCGCGAATGTCGGCAATGTCGCACAGGTCATCAATAACGAGTTTGCATCCCTGTTTGAGCAAAACAAAATCGTCAATCTTTTGCGTGTTTACATGCGGAACGCCGCCGTAGACGGCTCCGCTTGCCTGTTTTCGTATTGGGACGATTCCGTGGAGAACGGTCAAAAGACCAAGGGCGGCATTGTCACCGAGATTATCGAGAATACCCGCGTGTTTTTCGGGAATGTGAACGACCGGCGCGTCCAGAGACAGCCGCACATCATAATATCCAGCCGAGAAATGACGGACGAGCTGAAAGAGCGTGCAAAATCCGAGGGCTGTCCGAATTGGGAGGAAATTACCACCGATACGGACGAACGCAACGTCAATTCTGACTACGTAATGGACGACAAGACGACCGTCCTTCTCAAACTGTGGAAAAACAAAGACACGGGCACGGTTTGGTGCATAGAAACGACGAGAAACGCCGTTATCCGCAAGCATTGGGACACAGGGCTGACGCTGTACCCGGTAACTTGGCTGACGTGGGACTACATACAGGACTGTTACCACGGGCAGGCCATGATTACCGGGCTGATTCCCAATCAGATATTCATAAACAAGCTGTTTGCGCTGAGTCAGATATCCCTTATGACGACGGCGTTTCCCAAAATCGTATACGACAAGACGCGCATTGCGAAGTGGGACAACTCAGTCGGAACGGCTGTCGGCGTCAATGGCGGCGACGTATCCAATGTTGCACGGTCGATTGACCCGGCCCCGATATCCCCGCAGATTGAGCAGTTTATCCGCATGGCTATTGAGTATACGCAGACTTTCCAAGGTGCGACGAGCGTTGCGTTGGGCGACACGCGCCCCGACAACACCAGCGCCATTATCGCATTACAGAGAGCGGCGGCTACACCGCATGAAATCATCAAGCAGAACCTTTACGAATCGCTGGAGGACTTGGGCCGCATCTATCTTGACTTCATGGGCGGGTACTACGGGACCCGCATGATCGACATGCCGGTTTCCGAGTTAATGAGCGCATTGCCACCCGAAATGCAGGAGGTTGTCGCATTTGCCGGTACATCACCCACGCAGAAAGTCCCAATGATATTCAATTTCGACCAGCTGAAAGAAATGCATTTTTCGCTGAAACTTGATGTAGGCGCGGCGGCTTATTGGAGCGAAATCGCGTCAATGCAGACGCTTGACAATCTGCTTATGCAAAACAAGATCGACCTCGTTGATTACCTGGAGCGCGTTCCGAATGGGTACATCAGCAAACAGCAGGAGCTTATCGAGAAGATCAAGAACGCGCAGACCGGCATGACACAACCGATGCCGCCAACAGGAGGCGTTGAGGGCAACGGCGGGAGCGCAGGGCAGGTGACAGCGCCCGGCTCCCCCCTGCCCATACCAATAGGGCGCGGATACTCTCAGTTGCAGCGAAAAATCAATCAGACCGGCGAAACAGCATAGGACTACTCGGAGGCGACACCAGCCCCGTGTAAATACAACAAATCGCCCAACCATAGGCGAAAGGAGAACTCATGGACGAGGAAAAAACCACTCTCACCGACGACGCCGATTACACAGACGTTGACCTTGACGCTATTATGGCCGATTGGAGCGACGGCGAACCGGCAGACACGGAGGTAGAGGAACCTGAGACACAGGACGAAGCAGACCAGCAGGATTCTGAGCCGCAGAACGATGAAGCAGACACGTCCGAAACGGACAAGCCGGAGGACGAAACCCCGCCCACGGACACGCCGGACAAGGACACAACCACCGCAGACAGCGAGGACAAGCCCGATGACAAGCCGCAGGACGACCACCTAACGCTTAAATACATGGGCGAAGAAATCAAAGTCACGCGGGAGGAAGCCGTAGTGCTGGCCCAAAAAGGCAAGGACTACGACCGCATAAGAGCCGAGCGCGACACGCTGAAAACCACCAATGCCGAACTCTCTGACGACCGCGCATTTTTGGAAGAACTCGCCGGACCCATGAGCAAAAACGTTGAGCAGTTCAAGCTTGACGCACGGGCCGCGATACTGTCCAAACGCGAGGGTATCACGATGGAGCAGGCTGTCAACCGCATCCGGGCGCAAAGCGAGGCAAAGGCCAAGCCCGCCGAAGCGAAACCGGATAAACCGGCTGAACAGTCTGACGCCGACGTGAAAACCTCTGCGGAGCAGGCGGCGGCAGCGGAGCGGCAGCGTCAGGTTGCCGAGTTTGTTGCGGAGTACCGCACTGTTGACCCGCGCACCATCCCTCCGGAAGTGTGGGCGGAAGTCAAGGGCGGAAAGACGCTCCTTGCCGCTTATCAGAAGT